ATTGCAAATCTTTAAGTTTCAGACCGTTGAGCAAGTTGCTACCGCTACCGATAACCAATTGCAGCGGATTGGCATGGGTGCGGTGGGCTTGCGAGAGCAGGCTAGGCGTTATTTACAAGTTAAAAACCAATCTTCAAGTCAGACTGAAATTGAAAAAACAAAGCAAGAACTTGCTGAAGTAAAAGAGCAAATGGCGGCTTTGATGGCTCAGTTGCAGGAAAAGAAGGTTGGGAGGCCAAAAAAAGAGGAATAAATGTCATCAACGATGCTACAGCTAGTAACCCAAGTCACTAACGAGCTTGGGGTATCAACGCCAACTACTGTGGCATCAAATACCAACCAAGATGTAATTCAAATCTTGGCGTTAATGAACGCTGCCGGTTATGAGTTTTTACGAAAGCATGACTGGCGGCAATTAACGAAACAATACACATTCACCACGGTCTATACCCAAACAACGGGTAACGTGACGCTAGACACTTACACCATCACCGGCATACCATCGACTGCTGGACTTGATTCAACTTATCAAGTGGTGGGTAACGGAATTTCAAACGCTTGTTATATTGAGTCAGTTGATTCAGCCACTCAAGTTACGGTTAATTTACCCTCAACAGGGACGTATACAGGGGCTACGATCACTTTTGAAAAGGTGAAGTACGCATTACCCTCAGATTACGAATCAACCGTTCCTAGAACCCATTGGGACAAATCAAAACATTGGGAAATGCTTGGGCCTGAAAGTCCACAGCAATGGGAGTGGTTGTTGTCTGGCTTTATTTCAACCGGCCCACGGATTCGCTACCGACTTCTTGGCAAATACTTTCAGATTTGGCCTGGCGTTTCAACCAATGAATTGCTTGGTTATGAATATCGGTCAAACGGTTGGGCATTGTCGGACACAGGCGTTGTAAAAACATCGTTTACTGCCGACACAGATACTTGTATTTATCCTGACCGATTGATGGTATTGGCTACCAAACTCAAATATTTTGAGGCTAAAGGCTTTGATACCACGGCAATGTATCGCAACTATATCGAGGAGTTTGAGATTGTTCGGGCGCAAGATACGTCAGCGGCTAATTTGTCGTTTGCACCACGCCCAGGCACAGTCTTGATTGGTTACGACAATATTCCTGATACTGGCTACGGGACAAACTAATGGCAAGCCGACTTGTTCAAGGTACAGCGGCTCGTGTTCAATCGTTGCCAGCGCCTATCGGTGGTTGGAACGTGCGGGATTCCATTGCAAACATGGATACGCTTGATGCTGTTCAATTAACCAATTTGTTTCCAACAGTCAATAATGTTGTGTTGCGTGGAGGCTATACCAAATATTCAACTGGCATTTCAGGTCAAGTTCAGACGCTAATGGGTTATTCAAGCGGCGCAACTGACAAACTATTTGCAATTGCGGGAACATCAATTTACGATTGCACCAATGGCGGTGCTGTTGGCGCTGCTGTAAAAACGGGTTTAAGTAACGCAAAGTGGGAATATACAAACGTCACAACGCCTGCCGGTGGTTACTTATATGCGGTCAATGGAATTGATGCGCCGTTGCTGTATAACGGTTCAACATGGACAAACCCAACAATTACTGGCGTAACCGCATCGACTTTAAGCAATATCACCATTTTTAAAAACCAAGTTTGGTTTACGCAAGCATCAACATTAAAAGCGTGGTACTTGCCTACCTTATCCATTCAAGGTGCGGCAAACGCAATTGACATGAGTTCAGTTGCTCAATTAGGTGGATATTTAGTTGCAGCGGGGACTTGGACAATAGATGCTGGCTATGGAGTAGACGATAACCTAGTGTTTATAACGTCCAATGGCGAAGTTATTGTTTATTCAGGTACTGACCCATCAGACATCACTAAATTCGCTCTAGTGGGCGTTTGGCGCATTGGTAAGCCTGTTGGAAAACGGTGCTTAATGAAGTATGGCGGGGATATGATTATCCTTACCTATAATGGTCTTTATCCGCTTGCAGCTAGTTTGCAATCATCTAGGCTTGATCCTCGTATTGCGCTATCGGACAAGATACAAGGCGCATTTTCTGCTGCAACTCAGTCTTATGGCGAGAATTTTGGTTGGGATATTAGTTTTGATCCTAAACACAACGCTTTGACTGTTAATGTGCCTATTGCTGAAGGTCAACAACAGCAATATGTGATGAATAACATCACTAAAGCCTGGTGCAACTTTACAGGCCAATACGCCAATTGTTGGACAATTTTTGACAACGAGCCATATTGGGGTGGAAATGGATTTGTTGCTCATGCATGGGATGACAATTACGCCAACGATACAAGCGATATAAATGGCTATGCGTTGCAAGCATTTAACTACTTTGATGCCCGTGGGGTAAAAAAGTATTTTACTAGAGCTAGACCGTCAATTTTTACAAACGGTACTCCGTCAATATTCATTGGTTTAAACATGGATTTTGATTTGGCAGACACAACGGCGGCGTTAAGTTTTAGCCCACAAGTATCTGCTAAATGGGACGTTGCGTTGTGGGATGTAGGTTATTGGGCTACGGACACGGTTATCACAAACAATTGGCAAGGCGTGACTGGGATCGGTTATTGCGCTGCAACACAATTTAAATCTGCATCTCAAGGAACGACAATTCTATGGGCATCGACGGACATTGTTTATCAACAAGGTTGGGCTGGCGTATAACCCAAGGCGCTGAAATAGGTTATTGGGTAGCAGAGCGAGTACAGGGTAAATATTTTGCAGATGGTTCGCAGGCGATTGGGTTAGAGCGTGACGGTCAGATTATTGCAGGCGTGATTTACGAGAACTGGAATCAAGCATCGATTGTGTGTCACATAGCAATCGAAGGACGTATTACAAAAGGGTATTTAAAAGCGATATTTAGCTACCCTTTTGAGTTTTGTAGAGTAAAAAAGATTATTGTTCCGGTGAGCAGTACCCATGCAAAAAGCCTAAAATTAGTCACCAAGATGGGTTTTAGCGAAGAAGCAAGGGTTAAAGATGCAGCACCGGATGGCGATATTATATTTTTGACATTGGCACGGGAAAAGTGCCGGTTTCTAGGGGTAGAAAATGGGTAAGTCAGCATCAGCACCACCAACACCGGATTACATTGGCGCTGCTAAACAACAGGGTATTGATAACCTTGCGTCGGCTAAACAGTCGAACATTATGTCAAACCCAAATATGTATACGCCATTTGGGAATCAGACTGTAACTTATTCAAGCCCAACATTCGATCAAGCCTCATATGAAACAGCGTTGGCAAAATACAACGCTGGCAATGTAGACCGTAATGCATTTATGAGGACGGGCAGTCCCGAAGGCGATACAACCACGGGCGCTAGTTATTTTGACCAAGCTGGTTACGATGCTGCACAAGCAAAGCGAGGCGCTGCGCCAACCCGTGAAGGGTTTATGACAGGCGGCGGTCAACCAACGGTTACACAAACTTTAACCCCACAAGCGCAACAGACGTTAGAGTCACAGCAACGTGTGCAAACGGCATTAGCAAACCTTGGTGAACGAGGCATTGCAAATGCTTACGACACACTTTCTCAGCCATTTACACCAACATCGACTGACATTAAAAAAGATTTTGGTGGCTATGGCGCTGTGCCGTTGGCAGATCAATATGGATTAGCGCAAGCAAAAACTGCCGCTGATACTTATGGTTTAGCGCAACGACAGATCGACACAAGCGGGTTGACTCAAATGCCTACTAACTCAGGCATCAATGCTCAACAAGCTATTTTGGCAAGACTCGACCCTACCATTCAGGCCGGTGACGTATCTTTTAAGCAAGCATTGGCAAACCAAGGTTTAGCACCTGGCACAGCTGCCTACGATGCTGCGTACAGAAACCGTCAAATGGGCATCAACGACTTGTATAGTCAAGCTGCGTTGCAAGGCATCAACATTGACATGGCGGCTCGTCAGCAAGGATTGAACGAGAAATTATCGCAAGCTGGACTGTACAACACAGCAGTTGGTCAAAACTTTGGTCAAGGTGTTACTGCCGATCAACTGGCAAATGCCGTTGTTGGTCAAAATTACGGTCAAGGCATGACCACTCAAGGCACACAATATAGTCAAGCGTTAAATAAAGCTCAGTTTCAAAACACCGCACAACAACAACAGTTGGCGCAGGATTTGGCATTACGGGCGCAACCGATTAACGAGGTCATTGGGCTTATGGGCGGTTCACAGATTCAGTTGCCTCAGTTCCAAGGTTATCAAGGTACGAGCGTTGCACCAGCGCCAACTTTTGCGGGTACGCAAGCACAAGGTCAAGCAAATACGCAACAGTACGGTATTCAGCAAGCAGGCAACAATGCGACTACGCAGGGTGTTGCATCAATTGCGGCAATGGCTGCAATGGCGTTTTAATGCTTGGATTAGCGTTCTCAGGCGGCAAAGATTCTTTAGCGTGTTGGTATTTATACCGTGAAAAGAATCCTGTAGTGTTTTGGGTAAATACAGGCAAAACTTATCCTGAAACGATTGAGATTGTCGATCAAGTGAAGTCAGAGGCAGTTGAATTTATTGAAGTAAAGTCAGATCAAGAACAGCAAATTAAGTTTTACGGCTACCCAAGCGATGTTGTGCCGATTGACCATAGCCTTGAAGGTATGCAGTTTGCAGGCGATAAACCAGTACGAGTACAGAGTTATTTGAGTTGCTGTTGGTCAAACGTTGGGCAACCTCTGACAGAGGCAATTGCAAAACGGGGCATTACGCATTTGATTCGTGGGCAAAGGCTTGATGAAAGCCACAAATCCACGGCTCGGCACGGGTCGGTAGTCAATGGTGTGACTTACATTCAGCCGATAGAAACATGGACTAAAGAAGAAGTTTTGGCATTTTTACGGACTCAATGTCAGTTACCAGAACATTATGCAATCGACCATTCAAGCCTTGATTGTTACGATTGCACAGCGTATTTGGCGCACTCAGCGGATCGAGTGGCATGGATGAAAGAAAAACACCCAAATTTGCATGAAAAATATAAAATAAACATGGCGGCACTAAAGTCTGCCTTGTTGCCTACTTTAGAGTTATTAAGGAATTGCGATGCTTAATCAATACGTCAACATGACTCCGCAACAGAAAATGGCTCAAATGCTGCAACAGCAGCAGCAACAGACTCCGTTGCAAGGTCAGGAAATGGGTCAAATGCCGCAAGTCCAAAATCCTATGGCTGGCGCTCAAGATGCAATAAATATGTATAGCAAAATGAGCCAACAAAACAAGATGCAAGATATGCAAGATTACATGGCCCGACTTAAACTTGGTCAAGCACAAACTGGCGGTATGTTTGACTTGGCTAACGCTCAAGCGCCAGCGATGACTGCAAACAATTACACGGGATAAGTCATGGATTTAGACTACAACACTCGATTAGCGGCAATTCAGCGTAACGAAAAGTTAGCGCAGATTATGCAACAGCAGGCGTTTCAACCAATTGAAACGCAAAGCTATCAAGGCATCCAAGCGCCTATTTCCCCTTTGTCTGGACTTGCCAAAGTGTTGCAAGCGTACATGGGCGCAAGAGGTACGGGTGATGAAGAACGCATTAAGTTGAATCAAGAGGCCAAGGCTGAAGCGCAACAAATGTTGTCAAGTCTTAACCCACAAGCCTCGCCTGGTCGTGCCGCAGTCATGGGTATGCCTGAAATTCAAGCTCGTCCTGCAACGTCATTTACACCAATGGGCGCTGATTTTGAGGACAATCCAAACTTACCAGTTGCACCGTCGGGCAACGTAGAAACGCCTGCTGTGGCGTATCAGCCTGCTGTAGCACCACAGGCAGCAATCCCACCATCTTTGGGAATCCCATTAGACCCAGAGCAAAAACGGCAAAAATTGATTCAAATGATGATGGGTCAAAACCCATACGCTTCGCCTGTTGCTAAATTAATGTACGAAAGTTTAGAAAAACAAAACACAGGCCCATTGGCTGAGTACCGTCTTGCTCAAGAGCAGGGATATAAAGGCACGATGAAAGATTATCAAATTGAACAAGCGCAAGCAAAGCGTTCAATTACTAACGTCAATGTGCCGTCGTCAATGGCGCCTATGTGGGTTAGGAACAAATCGACGGGTCAAATGCAATGGATTCAACCAAATAACCGCGGCTCTTTTGATTTAACAAATTTTGAACAAGCCGGCACTACGGAAGTCGAGAAGCTAATCGAAGCAAGGGATAGATTGCCCAAAGATAGCCCAGACCGCGCCGTTCTCGATAGAATGGTTCAACAATTGGCAACAAAATCCTATACCGCCGGCGCGACCGTCGAGGGGCCAAAAGGTAGAGAAACATTGTTGCCGCCGCCTCCGGACGGCATGGTTTACATGAAAATCGACGGAAACCCAGTTGCGATACCAATCGCTCAAGCGGCACAATTGAACGCTAAATACAAGGGCGCCGAAGCCGGAGCAAAAGGACAAGCCGAAGCCGAGCTTGATTTGGTTAGCGTTCCCGATCCAAAAGGAACCGGCGCTAAAGTCTACATGACTAGATCGGAACTTGCCGCGCAAGCCGCCGGCGGAAAGCCTCCAGTTGCTTCGGTAGACACAAAGGCGCAACAAGGGCAAACTGTTTTAGATTTGGCGTCAAGGGCTAAAGCGGTATTGCCTCAAGCATCATCGGGTTTAATTAGTAGCTTGTTTACAATGGCAACCGATGCCGCGGGCGTACCGACCGATAAATCTAAAGCCGACGGACAATTGCGAGTTATTGGCGGAGCGTTAACGTCTAATATGCCTCGCATGGAGGGGCCGCAAAGCGATGCCGATAGATTGCTCTATCAACAATCCGCGGCGGACGTTGCAAATCCTAACAAGCCCTATCAAACACGCATGGCGGCGCTTGAAACGGTTATTGGCTTAAATGAAAAATACGCCGCGACTCCAAGCGCCCCTCCCGCGGGCGCCGTCCGTAGGATTACTCCAAAATGACGCAAGCAACCTTTGAGGTAAAGATTGGCAAGGAGGTCTACGAGGTAGACGCCAAAGACGAGGCCGAGGCTTGGAAATTAGCTAACGCTTTTCATACTCAATCGCCTCCTCCTCCGCCCCCAGAGAAAACGACCGGCGAGAGCATTATGTCGGCGGTTACGGACTTCCCTCGGCAAATGGGGTTAACCGGTCGCTATGCCATTGAGGGCGCGGCAAATGCGGTCGGTATGCCGTTCGAGCCGATGCGTTTAGGCGTTAGTGCAATATCGCAAGCCGCGGGAGGCCCCGAGGCCGCTTCGATTTCTACATACGGTAGAAAACTAGCCGATTTGCTCGGGCTTCCAAAACCGAAAGAATCGTCCGTTATGGACGTAAAAACCGGTTTAGCCAAAGTATTGCCTAGCGAACAAGTAGTTGGCGATGTTGCAACATCAATTGCGTCAACGATCCCAATGGTATCGGGTGCGGCGGCGCTTGCTAAAAATACCACCGGCATCACAAGCAACGTTGCCAATCAGTTGGCATCTAACCCTATGTTGCAATACGGCTCGGCAGCTGGCGCAGGGTACGGCAGCGGTTTAACAAGAGAGGCTGGCGGCGATCCTTTACAGCAATTCTTTGCAGGACTTGGCGGCGGTATGCTTGCGCCTGCTGCATACGGCGGGGCAAAGTCTTTGCTTACGTCTGCTGGTCAAAAAGTAGCGCCAACCTTAACTGGCAAACTAAACCCTGACGCTGCAATTCCGAATCCTGCCGAAGTCGATCAGATTATTACTTTAAAGCTCGGTCAGTCAGGCATTGATTTCAGCCGATTGCCAGACCAAGTACGCAAGTCGTTGACAGCAGATGTAGCAAATGCGTTGCGAACTGGCGGTGACTTGGGTGGCGATGCAATGCGTC